CCGCCGCCGACCCGCCGCCGCCACTGACCGCGCCACCGCCGCCCGAACTGACGCCCTTGATCGCGGCCACCAAACCCAAACCCTTCGCCATGACAGCCGCCTGCGCCGCCAGATTCGCCGGGAACGGCAGCTTCAACGCCTCGGCCGATCCTTGCAGCGTGCTCACCAGCGCCTGCGCCGCACCGGCGATCTTCGCCGCCTTCAGCGCGCGCGAATTGAAACTCCCTAGCGCGTTCAGCACCTCGGCGCCGGCCCCCAGAACCGTGTCGACCCGCGCCTGCGCTTCAAGGCGCGCGATCTGGCGCCGCGCGTCCGCGTGTTCCTGCTGCAACTGCGTCAGCCGGACTTGATATTCTTCTTCTGCCAGCAGCCCGGCCTCGCGCGCATTGGCAAGAATTGCCATTTCCTCGGCCTGCTGTTCTTCAAGGATCTGCATCTTGGTTTTCCAGCGCGTCGCCAGCCGCTCGAACTCCGGGTCCGCGCCATCCGCACCGCCACCGCCGCCGCCGGATTCCAGCGCGCGGCGTTCCTCCGCGTGCTTGGCGGTCAGCGCGGTCATGTTCTGCTGGAAAGTCTGTTCGTCGATTTCCATCGCCGTGCGGGCGTTCTTCAGCACCTCGCGCTCGGCGGCCTGCGATTCCTCCAGAACCTGCAAGCGCGGGCGCAGCTTGTCCGCCATTTCCGAACAGGGCGTGACCGGATCGGCGTCCACGTCAACCGCGCCGCCGGCGCCTGGCAGGCCGCCGCCGCTGATCTGGCGGCGCCCGTTCAGCACCGCGGCCAGCCGGTTTTCGCGCTCCGTCTTGGCGCGGTCGATGTCCAGCAACTGCTGGTTCAGGACGTTCAGTTCGTCCTCGACCGCCGAAACCCCCGCGCGTTCATCTGCGACGCGGCGCTGAAGATCGGCCACCATCTGGTTCTTCATCATGTCCGGCAGGTCGGTGCGCTCGACGCCGGTGTCCACCGATGACAGGTTGCGCTGCGCGTCGATCAACCGGTCCTGCTGTTCCTCGTAAGCCAGCACTTCCTTGTCGATCTGCCCGCGGATCATTTCGATCCGCCCGGATTCTGTGAAACCGAAGGCGTTGTCGATCATCGTCGCCGCCTGCAAGGCGAATTGATGGGTGTACCCCGTCATCGACGCCATGACCGACGCCCACTTGTCGGCGATTTCCACGCCGCGCTTGACCAGCGCCTCGTCGATCACGTTGCCCGCGCCGCGCGCCGCATCCTCCAGCGCCTCGACCCCGGCGGCCCCCTGCACCAGCAGGTTGCGCATATCCGGCCCGGCGGCCTTGCCGAACAGTTGCGCCGCGATCGCGGCCTGTTCCGCGCCGTCGCTGACATCGGCCAGCCGCCCGATCACCTGATCGAACGCCTGTTCGGTCGTCAGCCCGGATTCGGCCATCTTTTCGGCGCTCAGGCCCAGCCGCTCGAAAGACTGCGCGACGCCGCCGGTCGAGCTTTCCATGCCCGCCTGCATCCGCCCAAGCGTGACGTTGAATTTCGCCAGCGCGCCGTCCATCTTTTCGGCGGAAATTCCCGACTGCTCGGCGGCGAACCGCAGCGTCTGCAACCGCTCGGCGCCGATGTTCGCGGCGCCCGCGGCCTTGTCGATGCTGTCCGCTACAGCCAGCGACCGCTGCATCAGCGCCGCCGCCGCCGCGCCGGCCGCCGCGATCGCCAGCGCCCCGTTGCGCATCACCGCCGCATTGCGCGACACCTTGGCGGAAAACGTTTCAACCGACGCACCGGCGCCACGCATCCCCCGCTGTAGCGGCGAGATGTCCGCGCCGACGCGAACGGAAAGATCAGCAACGCTTGCCATCAGTCGGGCACATCCTCATCCAGCAGCGAAATCAGGTAATCCAGTTCCGCCTCCTCAGTTTTCGAAATGAACATTTTCGGATTCTTGGCCTCAAGAAACCACCAGACCTCGCCCGGCGGCATGGCCCAGAACCCCGCCGGGTCCATCCCCTGCCCGATGCAGGCGGCATAAAGGGCCTGCACTATGCCGCCTTCGCCTTTTTTCCGGGCTTTTCCGGGTCCTGGTTGCGGAACGAACTTTCCGGCAGGATGATCGCCGAAATCGCTTCGCACCAGTCGCGGATGCGCACCGCCTCGGGCGTGTCATCGCCCAGGCTGGCGATCAGCGCGCCATAAACCTCATCATCCGCGACATCCGCACCGGCGAACCGCAGCGCGGCGCCATAAACCATCGACAGCGCCGACAAAGGCGGGTTGGCCAGCAGGTCGAAAATATTCATCCGCCGGCCGTCCAAGGTGATCGCCATTTCCATGTGATAGATCAGCTTCAGAACCCGCTCGGCAGGGACGACATATTCACGCCCCTGCCAGCCGATCGTCACCGGATCGAAGATATTCCCCGCCATTACGGAAGTGCCGTAGTGTGAACGAAATCACCCTCGACCTGGAACGTGGCGGTGAATTCCACCGCGCCCTTGTAATTCCCGGTCGACTCGAAATTCGAGATGAACACATCCCCCTCGATCGTCGCGCCGTCCTGAAACTCAAGCGTGATGTCGTCAAGGTGCAGATTACCCTGCAACGCCTGGTTCCGGATCAGCGCATACTTGCTGACACCCGACACCTTATAGTCGATCGTGCGCGAAGCGTGCAGGCCCGGCAGCGTGCGCCGCTCGCCCAAGTCCTCGCCATCCGAAATGTCGATCGACTCGGCGGACACCGACACCGTGACCTCGCGCAGCCCGGCGATCACCGAACCGTTTTTCAGAACCTTCAGCTTGTAACCCGCTTCTGCCGGCATTGACTCAACTCCTGCTAGATAGCCTTGCCCAAGGGCCTATGGGCGGTCGCGATCAAAGATCACGCGAAAAACCTGAACGCCGTGGCGGGTGATCCCGTCCGGGTCCAGCATGCTCACCGACTGCTCGAACAGGCAGCTTACAAGATCGAAACCGGCGATCGCCACCGGCTGGCGGTGCAGCGCGTCGTAAATCTCGCCCTGCACCTGCTTCACTTCCTTGCGCCCGCGCGCGCGCGACCAGACATGGATCGTGATCGTCGCCTCGGCGCCGTCCGAGGTGAAACTGTCCCACCCCGCCAGCGTGTCCTCGCCGATCGTCACATAAGGAAACGGCGCGCCGGTCCCGTCCGCGTCGCCAGCCGGCACATCGTCATGAACGGGCACCGACAGCAGGCCCGACAGCCGCGTGTAAATCCCCGCTTGCAGCGCGGTTTCAAACGCCATTTGTCTTGGCCTTGCGCTTCAGAACCGCCTCCAGCTTGCGCCCGAACTGCGCCCGGAACACCGGGACAAGGTTCGGCCGGAACGCCTCGGCGGCGCGGCGAAAGATCGCCATCTCCGGAATGTGAACCGTGCCGTATTCCAGAAACCGCCAGTAAAACGCATCATGGCGCGCGCCCTTGCCCCGCGTCACGCTGACATCGGCGCGGATCAAACCCCGTTTCGTGCGGCGCCCGCGCACCATGATCGCCTTGGACAGCGTGCCCGACTTGACCGGCACCGCCGCGCGCGCATCGTCGCGAACCTCTGCCGCCACCGCGCGCACCGTGGCGCGCACCAGCGATGCCGCCTCGCGCGGCGCGATCACCTCCAGCAGTTCGATCACGTCGCGATCGCCCCTGATTTCGATTTTCACACCGCCACCCCGCCCTCGATCAAGACATAAATCCACAGCCGGTCGGTCACCGTGTCGACCTCGCGCACGTTATAGGCCAGCGTCCGGCGTTCATCGCGCACGCGCCAGTCCGGCGCGATCGACCGCGCCGCGGCGCACTGACGGATCATCAGCTTGAACACCGACTTGCCTTGCAGCCGCGCGGCCTCGATCGCCTCGCCGCCCTTGCTGAAAACGAACCGCGCGCGGCATCGGTGCTGTTCCTGCCAGCCCTGGTCGAAACCGCCAAGGCCATCCGCCACGCGCACCGGACTGTCGAACACCACGGCCTCGACCAGCGCGCCGGCGTCGATCCGCGCCGCCATCAGAACCCGCCCACGCGCCAGGGCGCGATCAGCGCCGGCACCCCGAAGGGCATCGGCGCACCGGCGCCGCCCTCGGCGCGCCGGTCATACCACTGCGCGACCATCAACCGGATCGCCTGCTTCAGCGCCGCCGGCACCGCCGCCGCCGCGCCGAACCCGGCGGTCAGCACCACCCGCACCGGGAACGGCTGCCCGTCCTCCAGCGTCGGCGCCGCAAACCCGGACCGGAACAGGACGAACCCCGCCGCGGCGTTGTTGACCAGATCATATTCGCCAGGGTCGACAGTCTGTTCGTCGCCGGCGGCGTCGAAATAGGTCACCGCCACCGCGCTCACATCCGGAAACGGCAGGCGCAGCGCAGGCGCCCATGCCGAATATCCCTGTTCCCAATCCTGCGACACCAGACACCGGCCCAGAACGCCGCCCGCCCCGTCCAGATAGGCAACCGCCGCGTCAAGGTAACCTTGCAGGCTGTCGTCGTCATCGACGAAGCTGTCGGCGTTTACATGCCGCTTCACATCGGCCAGCGCCACCGGCGCCTCTGCCGGCGGCGTCACCCGCACCGGCGCCATCCGCAGCGGCGTCATCCGCGCACCTTGGCCGCACGCGCCGGGCGCTGCGCTTTGTTCGCGGGCGCGCCTTCCAGCGCCTTGTTTTGCACCTCGGGCGCGGCCTTTTCATCATCGCCCGCGGCGTCCGTCACCGGCACCAGCGCGCCGGATCGCACCAGCGCCGCCACACCGTCCGGATGAGCGCTGCGCACCTCGCCGGGCTGAAACCAGCGCCCGTCGAACTGGCGCCGCTTGACGATGTAATCCATGCCGATCCCCTGTTTCCTTGCGAACAGGGCCGCCCCGAAAGGCGGCCCCGTCATTTCCTTCAGCGATCACTCGCCGCCGGATCAGGCGACGAACCCGAAGTCGCCATAGATGAACGATTCCGGGCGATAGATCGCCAGCGCCAGCCGCTCCTCGCACAGCAGGGTCACCAGGTTCTTGGTGAAGTCGTCGTTTTCGTAACCGACCTCCACGCGCGCCGCCCAGCGGTCGAACACCTGCGCGCCCATCTGGAACGCGCCGGTCAGGAACTTGTCGACCGTCATCGCCTGCGTTGCCACCACCGGCAGGCCCCACAGCGTCGGCGCCGCCATGCCCTGCGGGTTACCGATGACGTAACGGCCCTCGGCGTCCTTGGTCAGCTCGATCCGCGCCCAGTCGATCGGATTCAGCACCGACGCAGTTGCCGGATATTCCGCCAGCGCGGCCTGCAACATTGCCAGCCGAAGCTGGTCGATCGGCGACGCCGACGCCGGCGTGAATGCCGCCGAATAGGCGGTCGCGGCAGTCGTCAGACCGGTCAGCGATCCGCCGCCGCCGCCGTTCAGCAGTTGCAGTTCCTCGGCATAGGCCAGACCGTACATCAGGCGCTGGTCGATGATGCTGCGCAGTTGCGCCATGTCGCTCAGCGCCTGCCGGCTGACCTTGACCGAATGCGCGATCACTTTCGCGCTGGTGCTCACCAACTCGATCTGAATGTCCGACTGCGGCTTCGCCGCGCCTTCGGCCACGATCGCGGCGCTGTTCGTGAACCCGGTTTCCTGGATGTAATCCAGCGACAGCGAATCCATCTGGCCCGGCGTCAGAAGGTCGCGCACGGTCATCCGCCGCATCGGCAGCATCTGCACACCCGGCACCGTGTTCGCGATGATCCCGCCGCCGACCGACCCGGCCGCGTCAACGGTCGACGTGGTGATCGTCGCCTTGACCTGCATGTCCACCTTGCCGCGCGTCGGATCGCTGGCCAGCCACGATTTCACGTCCTCGCGGTCGGTGAACTGCTGGCCCAGCGTCTTGCGCGGCTCGAACTCGCCCGGCGCACCGCGCGCCATCTTCTGTTCCAGCGCGGCAAGCTGTTCGGTCAGCCCGTTCATCTTGACCAGCGCGTCGTCGGCGCTTTCCTTCAGGCCCGCCGCCAGCGTCTCGCCGGCCTTGGCCTTGCCGCTGGCCTCGACGCCGATCGCCTTCACTTCGTCAATCGCACGCTCGTGCGCGCTTTTGATTTCGGCCGCCAGTTCGGCCGCAGTCTTTTGATTGTCCGCCATCTTGGGGAACTCCTGTTTCAATGTGATGTTGCGCGGCCCGGTCAGGCCACCAGCGCGGCCAGAAAGGCGCGCACTTCGTCATCCGCTGCGGCAGGTTCCCCCTGCCCGTTCAGGTGGAGTCGCGCGGCACGCTCCGCCTGCGAATTCGAAAAACCCAAGGCCCCCTTGAGTACGGTTTCAAATTCGCGTTCCGTCAGCCGGTCCCCGGCCTTCAGACGTTCCAAAAGATCGTGCGCCGCCTTCGCGGCCTTGACGCTCGACACCGTGGCCGCGTCATTCGCCGGCGCCGACACGACAGACACTTCCTGAAGGTCCAGCCGTTCCAGCGTCCAGATGCC